GTTGAAGCATTAAAAGCAAATACTACTGCAAGTAATAATGTTGCTATCGGAAAAGATGCAATGATAGCAAACACAACTGGAAGTGATAACACAGCGGTAGGATCAAATGCACTTACAGATTTGTCTGACCAAAGTGAATCTACAGCTGTAGGACACTCAGCAGGTGAAAATGCTGTTGGGGCTAAAAATACATTTATGGGAACTGATGCTGGTAAAGGTGCAACATCTGGCTGTAATGGGGATAGTAACACTGTTGTAGGTAAAGGTGCATTTACACTTTTTACAACTGGTAGAAACAATACCTGTATAGGAATACAAGCAGGGGAGAATTTAACAACAGGTCAAAATAATTTATTTCTTGGGAGAAATGCAGGAACAACAAGTTCTCCAAATGGTAATCATGTAACTGCTAGTAATAGAATTGTTTTAGGAGATAATAATATTAGTGATGCACATATAAAAGTTTCTTTTGTTGCTACTTCAGATGAAAGAGATAAAGCAGATATAACAGATTTTACAAAAGGTCTTGATTTTGTAAATGCCCTTAGACCAGTAACTTATAAATGGGATATGAGATCAAATTACAGTAGTGATTTAAGTGTTACTCCTGATGGAACACATAAAACTGCAAGAAAAGAAGTTGGACTAATTGCACAGGAAGTTGAAACAATAGAAAAAGCTAATGGATTTGGTACAGACGAAAATGATCGTTTGTTTATAAGTCTTTCAGAAGATGGTAAAAATTATGGATTACGATATGAAAGATTAGTAACTGTTCTTGTAAATGCAGTTCAAGAGTTATCCGCAAAAGTCACAGCCCTCGAAGCAGGGTAAACTGTAAACAAATCTATTTCTAATTATGGAAGAAAGAACCGCAGATGAAATAGCAGCAATTTTCTCTGCTGCTGGCGATAGCGTAACTGTTATCGGTACTGCTCAAGGATCAGATGAAACTGATGCTGATTTTAAAGACAAGATCAAGCGTAATGTAGAGCATCTTGAACTTATCAAGGATTACAAAAAAACTGATGGAACGACTTCTATCTGGACATCAGAATCATTCACAGATATAGATGCTGCTATTACTGCTGGCAAAAAACTCTACTAAATTATGAATCTCCAGGAAAGATTACAGCAACTTGCTGTTGAAAGGCAGAACCTTACTATTGCCTTGCATGAAGTTAACGGTGCGATGAAGATTTTGGAACAACAGATTCTTGAGACTCAAGAGACATCCGAATCATCGCAGCTATCAGATGCAGAGGCATCAACCCCACAAGAAGCAACAGCACCATCAGAGTAAGTGGTGCTACCATTTTATTAACTACTTCTTTAATCATATGTTTCAAAAAATTGCTAATGTTTTGAGTATTGTCTCATTCATAATGGTATCTTCTGTTATAGGTGGAGGATACTTTGGATATAAATATGTAACATCAGAACAGTTTCAGACAAAGATGATGAATAAGGTACTTGGTGGTGTGCAAGGAATGATGCCTAAAGTATTAGATAATGCTTTACCAAAAACAACTGGAACATCTATACCAACACTACCAAAAAACTAATTGGAAATACCTGAAATTTATATTCCTGAGATATATGTTCCAGACGTTCCCGATGTATATACTCCGCATTACATAACTATTACTAAACATCCTGATATAGATGTTCCTGGTTGTACTTATCAACATCGTGATATAAAAAATACAGGTAATCGTAATTTGTTATTAGATGATCCTAATGGTGTTTATACAACGTGTGATTTTGCATTTCCTAGTTTTATTCCTCTTGACTATACACCTGAGAATCTTGTCATTACAGAAGAGGTTCCTGTTACTAACGAAACCCCACCCTTACCAGAAACAAAACAAACAGAGATACCAAAACTACCTAAAGATAAAGATATTGAACTAAAACCTTGCCCTGGTAAGAAAGATCAAAGGGTAGGAGACTTTCGTAACGAAAAACGATTGGAACGTGTTATCGGACATAAAAGAGGAGATGATGGAATTGAGTGTATAACTTTGTATGAAAAAGTCGCTTTTGTGGAACAATACATTCCAGAAGTTTCTACTATTGTATCTACTGCTGTTATTGGCTTGGTCGCTGCCAGTAGTCCACTTCTTCTTAACGCAGTAAAACCATTAGTAAAACAGATAGTAAAAAGGCTTACAAAGAAAAAAGATAAGTTAAAATAAAAGAACCCTATTCGACATGGCGATGGATAGGGCGTCTAGGTAGACAAGTTTCAACCCGTGCTTGTCTACTGCCTATTTAGTTCGTGTGTATGTGGGATAACTTGACCTGGTGGAACTGTAACTACAATATCTTCACAAGTAACAGCACTAGGAGTATTAGGTTTAAAGTAAACACCTAATTTTGCCTGTTCTGCACATATTTTTAATCTATGTAAGCTAATCTCTAATTTTGTTTTTTTGTACAATAATTCCTGATTTTTGATATTTATTTCTGTTGCTCTATGACAAAGTTGTGGAGATTTTCCTAATGGAATATTTAGTTGAGCAGAGATACCATAATTCAAATTAAAGTTCTCTTTTTCAAATCTGGGAGTTTCCTGCACATATTTGATCTCCCCAGTATCCTCGTCATAGATATTTTGTTTGGTAATAGTTTCTCTAGGTAGAGAGAATGTGTGAGAGTCAGTTACATACGGAGTGATTGTAAGACTCGGAGAAGCACAGACAATACCTTGACTCATACGAAAAGAAGGCATTGATGACGGAGTTATCATTGTTGCGTTATTATTTACAACACCTTGAGCATTAGAACTAGGACTTGCGACTGTAGTGTTTGCAAGGGTTTTGACGGGACAAAGAAATAAAGCTATTGCCCAAAGGTAGTTGTAGTTTCTACTGTTGTGCTTGTATTTATTGTTCTTTGTATTGTTGTTACTGTGTCTAATCCTGGTGTTATTAGAGTTTCTTGAAGAGAAAATGATGCCCCTGGATTTGTGATTGTGAACCTTGGAACGGTTTCTAAGTTTGGTGAAGTCCAACTAAAATTTACTCCTCCAACTGTTTGTTCATTTGTATTCGTAGGAGTAGGGTTGATGTATTTATTTGTATCGGTGCTTTCAATATTATGTCCTGATGCAGAGTAAGAATATCCTGTACGATATTGATGGCTTGTGATAGTTTCATTTATAACAGACTCCGAAGTGCTAGAACTTGTAGAACTTCCAGATCGAAATTGAGGGACTACGGGAACTGCGTTTATAGAATCTATCCATATAAGCATTACCCCTATTAAGGAAAACTTTATATAACGCAAAAGAACAAGTGCCATAAATAAGAATTGCTAGTAGAGCAGATACTATAGGAAGAACCATTCAATCTATCGTAATACGAACAGTTGTAGAACCAACGCAGCTTGTACCTGATCCTCCAGCAGTACAAGTATGAACACCTGAAGAAAGTGAAGTTAGAGCAAGGTTCCCAGCAGTACCACCTGATCCTACTGTTGTTTGTCCTGATAAATGAGGTATTGAAGCAATCCCACTAGAAGGAGTTATTGCAGAGGGTGTCGCATCTCCCATTGTCACCGATTCTGTGAGACTAAAGGCCGACCCTGCACTTGTAATAGCTTTGTCAGTTTGTATTAAAGCTGGAACTCCGCTAGTCAGGCTAGAAACATTAAGTCCTCCAATTTGACCTGATGTTGTTGATCCTCCAGAAGTTACAGAAGGAGTGATGTTATTACCTGATATTGAATATGTCGTTCCAAGCTTATTAGTAACGCTATATGGCATATCAACAGTAATCTGTGCAGAGGTTACAAATTCTTGTTTTATGTCACTAAGAACTGGTGACATTGGTGCAAGTAATAATAATGGAATTAGTTTTTTCATTTGATACCCACTTTAGAATCTTTGTTGTCAACTATGTTTACTTTACCTTTAAGCTTTTTATTGTCAGTAGCCTTCTTTACATTTAGCCCATAGTTACTCATTACAGCACTTAGTAATCCAGCAGCAAATGTCGTATCAATTTGCCTAATTGGATTAGGATTAAAGTAAGACCAAGAAATAACTCCAAGTGACCATGTGAGAATAACTAACTGAACAGCATTCCCAATAATGCCAAGACCTTGTTTTTCTTCTTGTTCTTCCATAAAAAGTAACTACCTTAGTTGGGGATTGCAACAAAGCTGACCATTACTTTGCATTAAGGTAGTTATTTGTCAATTTAACAAATATTGTTATGTTTGGGAAGTAACACAAAAATTCTAATGCTAAAACTATTAAAACCAATACTACTAAAGTTTTTTTCCTCTTCAGCAGTTAAACAGCTTATTGTAGATTTACTGCGAACCATTTGTAAACAAACATCTAACGAACTTGATGATCATGCTGTTGATTATTTAGAACATCAATTATTTCCAGGTAAAAATTTATGAAAGATAAATTTGTAATTTTTGCAGAAGAGCCTCCTATAGAACTACAACTATCTACAGAAATGCGTTGTAGGGAAGTAGAAAACAATCCTGATATAGATTATGTAAAAAGGTATTGTATTAGTCTGTTGCGTAACAATGCAAAAAGAGATGCAATTCTTGCAGCAACGCTACAAGAACTTGCTGAGGCTCATGTAACAATTGCAAAAGCAGAACAAGTTCAGATAATACATTGGTGGGTGTTACGTAGAATGATAAAAAACTTTTTTATATCAATAGCTTTGTTTATTGTTATTAGGCTAAACAAGCTACTGACTGTAGTAAATAATAAGTTCACCAAAAAAATATAATAATTTGTTAAAATGTAAGTGCAAAGGTATTGGAGGATGCTATGAAGCAATCCAAAAAAACTCGTTTGCAAGAGCTACGACAAGAAGTTCGTACCTGTTCTGATCCTTATGAACTGACAGCAATTCTAGCCCTAGACAATGAAAGACTAAGGCGTGAATTAGCTAAATTACAAAGTTAGTTAGGATCAAAACGTCTTGTTTTCAGCTTTTCTACAGCTTGCTGTTGTTTTGTTGTCAGTAATTTATATAAAAATAAACGCCAATCAAAACGGATATTCACTTTTATCTCCTTCTACTTGTTTGTCTACAGACATTATTCCACTAATCCAAGGTTTACCTGATTTTGTTTCTTTGTTCCAGCCTTTTATAGGGATTTTTACAACCATATCGCCACGATAGTTTTGTTCTCCTTCTTGACTTGTAATCCATTCTGCTAATGCCATAGCATCTTGCAGTAATAGTTCCATATTTCCTAGATGATCAGGTTTCTCATTTTTAAATAAACTAAAGTTTGCTTTAAAAACGCTTTGATACTTGTTTTCCATAATTAAAGAATGTGATAGTGGTCAAGGATAATCTCGTTTGTTAACGAGGACATAGTTACTTTTTTGTCAGTAATATATCTTTTTTGCACTTCTTGTTGCATTTTTTTATATGCTTTTCGATCAATCAGTGCATTAATACGGATTTTTGGAAACTCTTTAGAATTTTCCATTTTCTAACTCCTGTAAACAGTTTCGCAGTTGCAAAACTGTCATTTGTTGTAGTTTAGATCCATCACCAGTTAGTTTGTATTGATTCGCTTTTGACAGCACCCATAACCTTTTTTGTTCGTCATCTTTCATCTTGAGATTTAGTTCGTTCATAATCATGCTAACTAGCTCTTCGCTGCTGTACTGATTTTTCCTGATAGGTTCTGGTTTAGGTTCGGTTTTAGTAACAACCTTAAGATGTGGTTCATTGTCTTCTATTTCTTCTTTAGCCCATAGTTCATAACCTAAAGAAAACTGAAACGCACAATGTGCAACAAAACCTCTGCGTTGAGAATCTGATACTTCTCTCGCATCAATAGCTTCTCTTTTGAGTGCCTGTTTTTTATTACCCATTATTGGATAAATAAAATCAGAAAATTTGTTTCCTTCTGGATCTTGGAAATAGAAAATAAAATACATAGAACCATCTGGTGCATCAAATAATGGTGTACCATCCTGTTCATTCATTTTTGTATGATGTGTCCAGCCAGGACACTTATCATTGAATATGGAGGCAACTTTCGCCCATGCCATATATTTTGCCTTGAAACCTGTAGGCAGTTGATGTACATCTTTGATTTCGATGACACCTGCAAGATTAGGATTATTAATGTTCATGTTTTAAATATCTCTAAGACATATGATCATGTCAAGATCATATATTCATATGTAAATAAAACTTGTTTTCCACAGGGTGATGCGTAATGATGCAAACTGCATACTTTTGCATCACATTGCATCATAATGATGAAACGAATTACAGTTACTATTTCAGAAGTAACAGAGGCTAAATTAAAAGAAAAAAAGCCCAAATACCTGTCACTGTCTAAATACATAAATATGTTATTAGAAAGTAGTCTTGACAACCTTGACAGCTTAGTTAGACTACCCGCGTACCGTGTCGGTGCGGAAGAGATATCTACTAAGTTAGATACAAATATTTCTACACCTATAAACGAAGACAAGGTACACTTTGAATCTTCTAATTTTTCTTCTAAAGAAAAAAATTTAAAAAATTCAATCAGTATTTTGGGGGAAGATGTCGGAAGGGAGTCTGAGGGAAACCCTAAGAACACCCCTTTACCGTATGATTTTGAAACCAGTATTCCTGATAAATTAAAGCCATATTCTGATAAAATCGCATCGTTTTGGCGTGTAAAGAAAGGTACAAAAAACAGGCTGGCTTGGTCTTTGCAAATGGGTGAATTAGAAAAAATATTAGATAATCTTGGCAAAAAAGTTCTTGTAGAACAACTTGATCAGGCTTGTATGGCAGGTACTTGGCAACAAATTAATTACAACAGAACTGTTAAATGGTCTGATAAGGCAGATGAAATAAAGCAAACAAAACATCCAGCACATAAAGTATTTAAAGCTAGTGATTTAGGTTGGTAAATATGAAACAACTACCTTTAATACAAATCAACCCCATGAATGGTGATAGATATTATGTAAACGAATATAAGCCATCACTAAAATATGCATCTGTTACTAATGTTCTTGCAAAAACTGTATCTAAATCTATGGCATATGGACTTGGAATATGGAGACAAAAACAAATAGATGCAGGTTATGATCCTGATTTAGAGCTTAAAAATGCTGCAAAGCGTGGATCTGACTTACACGATTGGACAGAAAAATATTTAAATGGTGAAAAACCTAAAGTTTTGTCTGAATACAAAGAATATACAGATAGAATAGAACAATGCCGTATATGGAAACATATAGATGAGGTTATATGTACTGAACAAAAAGTTTGCAGTGATAAAAACGTAATACCTTTTGCAGGTACGTTTGATGCATTGTTAAAAATAAATGGCAAGACAGTATTGTTTGACTTAAAAACAAAAAATGCAGATAAGTCTATACCTACAAAAGAATTAACAAATGAAGCATTATGTCAAATGCAAGCATATCGTGTTTGTCTAAAAGAAAATCATGATATGGATGTAGATAGATTTATTGCACTGTATGTTTATCCAGATCAACCTGCATATCCTGTACACGCAAGTGGTGAGGCATTGACTATTTATGAAAATCTGTGGACTAAACGACTGAGAAATTTTGCAGAGCAACAACTATGGCAATGACAAGAAGAGAGCAACTGTTAAAACAGGTAAAGGAACACGCAGAAAAGATGCGTAAGTTTCAACAGGAGTTTCATAAAAACATGAGCAACAAAGATGAAATGACATCTAAGGACTTGCAGTATATGAATAAAGTGTTTGAACAGATGAAGTTAGATCATGAAAAATTATTAACTGAATACTACAACTACAAAAAACCTGATTTATGATTGACAGGTATAGATATTAACCTATACTATAAATTATTATCTCTTAAAACAAATGAAAGACATTAATTTAAACCTTTCTCCAGATAAAGCAGGTGCTTTATGGCTTGCTTTAGATAACACAATACATTTAGGCACAGATTTCAGAGATACATTTACTGAAAAACAAAGACAAGATGTACTTGAATTGTTTGAACAAGTCAAACAATATAATCCTTTTTGGCAAGAAAGGAGTTGTGCAAAATGAACGTACCAATTCTTGCAGAAGAGTATTTATCTAGACTTGCAGAACTTAAAAAAGAAATGGATGAATGCCAAATAGAAATTAGGCTTGTATATGCAAAGCTTTCAAAGTATTTAGCAGAAGGACATCTTGATTATTTAAAGTCAAGTTCTGGCAGCATTACATATAAGAACAAACAGTATATACCTGTTAAAGGTAGAGTTGTTTACGATTACAGTAGTGATCCTGATATTACTGCTAAACAAAAAGAGTTACGACAGCTAAAGAAAGTAGCAGAAGCTATAGGTACATTAGAGTCAAAACAATCTCCTGATTCTTGGAGAATAAAAGATGTGGAGGCAGAACAATGACAAATGCATATGGCTTTGATGAAAAGATAAGATTTCCATATAATCCTTATGACGGATATATTTTTCTTGATCAGTATCAATGTTGTTGGGAATATCAAGAAGATATAAACAAATGGATAAATTTAGATGCAACAGATAGTCAAGGTGAAAACGGAACACAGGAGGCAGAATGACAACTAGAAAGAATTGGCAATGCCCCGAATGTAAAAGCACTGGCTTTGCTGTATTTAAAACTTTTCCTTACGAAAAGCACATATTGCGTTGGGTGAAATGCAAACAATGTAAATACAATATGTTTACAAAAGAAGTAATAATTACAAAGGAAGATGTTACATGGCGTAGTGAGAATCACAATTCTATATTGGAGTTAAAAAATGAAGACTAAAGAAAAGATAGATTATGCAGTTAGCAGAATAAAAGAGTTGTTCTTGCTAATAAACAGTTGGACTCGGGGAGTGTCAGATAAGACATCTGAGTATGAAGAAATAAAAAAAAGAAAGGAAGAAATAATTAAAGATTTGTATGCACAAATAGGTGAACTAAATCGTGTATGGAATGAAAACGAGTTAGAACTTACAACAAAAGAATATATCTGTAAGTTTGATGAACTAAAACAAAGAATACATGAACTTGAGAAATAGTTTGACAAGGTATATATCTAGACCTATAATTATTATCATATATCTCTTACAGCAATGAACTTAGAACAACAAGTCAAACATCTAGACAAACATTATCGTGATGGTAATGCTTTAGTGTCAGACAAAGAGTTTGACATTTTAGAAAAGCAGTTATTAGCAATTAATCCTGACTCTGACTACTTTACAAACAGAGATGCATTGCCTTTGCCTTCTTTAGAAAAAGATCCTATAGAAGATTTTATAGATGATTTACAGTTAGATACTCTTATAATGATTGAGCCTAAGTTAGATGGCTGTGCTATCGCAATAGAATATATTAACGGCAGATTACATCACGCTATTACTCGTACAGGTTCTGATGTTACAGATAAAATACAGAACATACAAAACGTACCTAATGTTATAAAAACAAAAGACACAATACAAGTAAGAGGTGAGTTATATGCACCACAACAGACA